CCGATATACCACAAAACCATCCAGGGATTTTTCCTAACCCAGTTTTGAGGTACAAGTACATTGTTTTTCCTCGGCATTTCCTTTATTAAGTTGAAGCACTATAAAAATTTCCTCGGTAAACCGAGAAAACAAAATTTGTACTCATTAAATAATATCAGTTATACCGAACGACGAATCCTCGCCGTTGAAGTGGGCTCCCCACTTCAGTTCGGGCTTTATCTAACACGAAACGGACGCTACTCCGTTACAACATAGAACATCATAGGAATTACACACACTAGTGTCACCTTAATATAGTTCTTACACACCTTTCGCCATGATCAAGCTTACGCTCTAGGTCATTAATACCACACCGCTATCCGAAGATAACAAGTGTGACTCAAAAGTGATAAAAGTTGTCGATTATCGTGGGCTCGCTATGAGAACCGTCGCTACGTACGGTTTCAGCCCCACAGGGGCTGTGCTACTCATCCTGGTTAACGTCCAGGAAGGACGCCTGTTTAATAAAATTCCTCAAAATAAACAGGAGGCATACCATTGTAAAAGAAGAAATTGAAATCTTCTCCAGCACTACAATAGGTATCGTAGAATGACAAAACAGTCTGAGAACTGGAAGGCGTGAACACAGTATTAACGTTCAAAGCCGGACCTTCCGTCTCAACACCGAGTGTTGGTTCAAATGCTGTAGGGAGAAAACGCAGAGTCGAATAAAAAGGAATTTCGAAACTCATTATGGGATTAACATCAGTCGTCCCTAGATAGCACCCCCTTGTTGTGCTACCGCGTTGTTGCTCATTGAGCCCATTTACTATTTCAGCAGTCGTGAAATTTGTGACTGGAATCATGCTCTCAGTGTTCGTGTAGGAATTACCTCTCGAATACTTAAAAGAAAGACTCCCAGCAAAGTCCGTAGACAGGCGATTTGTATGGCTCTGGTCGTAGGTCCAACGAATTGAACCTCTCCAGCCAACATACGCCCGTGCTAAATAATTCAACATTGTTGTTTCGACAGGTAAATAAAATCTGCTGCCGGGTTTAGGCACAACAGGTGAATTTGGGACATCAGCAGAAACATATCCTCCATACATAGGAAAAGAGGAGCGATTTATTCTTGCTAGGGTCATTTCAGTGACTTCTGGTAGTAAGGATGCCTCATGATGGTACGACCGTTTAAGCATTTGTCTGAAAGAGGCGATTACCTCTCCAAAGAACAGCTTTGTAACATTGTCGTCCTCTATCTGGACATCAGCCATTTCCGCAGCGACTGGTGGATCTACCACAGCACAAGTGTCTGTATCAATATCCATTTCTGGAACGTTTTGCAACTCAGGTCTAAAACGAACAAAAGTAATAAGGTCGTTTGGAGAAGCTACTTCAAAATCATCCAACATGGAAATAAACACATTGATGGAGATATTTGATACGACAGTTCCTGCAGTAACGAGTGGATTCAGTACATAGACCGAAAGTGTTCCATTCGAATACTCAGAACTTGTTGGTAGTGCAAGTGGGCCAAAGAAGGGGATGTCCCCTAAATCGAGACCGAAAACCTTCTGGTACGATTTGTTCTGGGCCCATCCAACATCTATGGTGAAATCCTTTTCATCAGCGATATCATGAATTGTCGTGTACACTGTATTGAACTCAGGATCCAAGGTGCTATCATTAGGGTTGTACACTATACGTAGACGACCCTTATGAAAGTTAGAACTTACAACTTGAAACCTAAATCTCATTGTGCCACGCCAATAATCAAAAGGCTGGGAAGCAAAGCAACATGCTGGCATATGAATTTCAGTGGCAGATCCAGTATTGACTCTGCGGTGAATGCCAGGATTCACATACGTTGAAAACAAAATTTTATCAGGAGAATCGGTGTTTACATTCCACGCGAATTGGGTGAGATACGATTCTCTCCCTGCTATACTAGCGATAGGGAGTTCATCATCTCCGCCAATTCCTGTGGTTTTAGGACATATAGTTAATTCCTGTTTGCTATCAACTGATGTTTTGTTAGTTGCTTGCTTGGTGTCCACAACAGCCAATGAATGCCGAGCATTAGGGATCATCACTGAATATGTTAACTCATTAGGTGCTGAGTATCCAAATAATTTAGCGATAGTTCCCACAGCTGTGGCACCAATCTGAGTGGCCATTGCGAAGGGGCCAATGTACGGAACATTGGCAAGAGATTGTGCAAAACGTGCTATAGCGGAAGCAGGTCTCGAAACAACTCCAATGTCATGTTCGTCCATTTCTGGAACGTTCTGAGTAGGGATGGAATAAGACACATCCTCTGCCCAAGCGAACACAGTGACGGTGACTGGTTCAGTTCCGCCATTTGCGTGTTGGAGATTGTTTATAGATGCTATCACGAGATTTCCTAAGATGCTCCAGCCACGATCTGGTATAGACATGGCATTAGTTTGTAAAAACATGGGAAGGTGCAAAGACCCTCCCTCGGAACACGTTGGATTTGCATACACGTGCATTCTCTGGGATCCTCGTACAAAATCTTCTTCCAACCAAGTGCGTTGTGGGGACGTATTGTCTAGATCAGCTAATGGTTCATATGCTGCTATCAATCGTCCGTAATAAAAGGCATTTCCGTTTAAAACGATTTTTACCTTCAGGGTACATTTAAGCAATTGGAAGTTTCGAATCTTGTCAATATTCCTAGCGTTATCCCAAAATAGGGACCAAGGATCGATTCGCTGGAATAGTGCGGAGTTGGTGCTCCACTGATATTCAGCTATCCTGATAGGACGGCTGAAAAATTGGTTGAGTGTTGTATCACTCGTGAACCCCAAATTTCTGGTAGGGTCCATGGATGCTTTTCGTTCATCCATAACTCCGGAATTATTATCTCGGAATGACATGTTTTCTGAACTCAGGTGAGCGTCTTCAGCCATGCCGGAACTTAAGATCTTATGGTTATTAGTATTCATCGAAAGCGGTTATATACAAAGCTGACAGATGCTTATTCTGAAAGCCAGGTTGTTTTTATGTAAATGTAAAATGTAAATGTAGGCAAGATGTAAAATGAAAAAACGAATAAAATAAAATATAAACTAGTAATCAAACATAAACAAGTGTACGATATTTAGGACTCGTACTTGTCCTTCCAGTTCGACACACGATCATCGTACGTCATATCGAACTGATCACTCCATAAGGAGTGATGTTTTGCAACTTGAGAGAGACCAGATCGCAATGTCTCATAGAATTCTTCTCCATGGAGAAATCCTTCCATTAACATGCTGGTCATGGAGCTGACACATACAGATTCAGGGTCTTCACGAGAAGTACTCATGTGACCCATCTTCCATATGGAATCTCTATCAAGTGCGCCAACGCGAATCCCAAGTTTTGGGTGAAAGACGCTCTTCCTCTTCAGAAAGTCAACGTCGTCACAATGAGTAAACTCTTTTGGGTTATCGCTTTTAGCAGCATCAGTGATGGTCATGTTAACCGACTCAAAATATTCCCTCAGCTTTGAAAAACTAGTGAAGGAACGAACTCTCTGGTGGGGACCGTACTTTCCATCATCCCCGTAGGTTGTGGTATGCACATTATCCCGATAAGTTCCTAGTTTGAGAAATTCCACGAGACCACGTTCTTTAACGCCATTGGTATAATAAGCGCAACGCTGCATCAGCACATTCTCAAGACCATTACCAAAAACGGTCATTGAATTGCCTGATGGAAACAAGAACATGTCAAGAATAGTCCCATTCCAATTCACAATAGGGTTGCGAAGGGCTTCCGAAATGCCATGCATAATGCGCAAAGCTTCATCATCAAACCCCATCAACTGAGCGAGTGAAATAACACCCCGCATTGCTGCGATCGGTGCATTAGGGGATCTTTTCAAATCGTAAAACTTGTGATCATAATCAACAAGCATTCCATCTTCTGCAAACTCTTCAACATAGTTGCTAAGGACTTCCCATTCAGGACCGGCACAATTTATGCCCACAGCCATTTCACACAACAGAGGGTTTCTGCAAATGAACTCAATGATAGGCAAATAGTACTTACGAACTGCAAGAGCGAAAACAGCTTCCATAATATAGAAGATACGACATTTCTCTTTAGTTTCTGGTATAACTTCATCCTTGAGACAGGTTTTCACCCATACTCC